ATATGAAACCCTGTATGAACTTGCCACATCCGTATAATTATTCGGAATATGAAATTGGCACGTGTACACATTTGATTTCAATTGTACCCTGATTGAATCGACAATGGCCGAATCCGTTTCTGTTAATGTGTTGAATTTGATCCATAATTTATGGGCCATAGTCATCACGGCATAATCATCCATATTGTATAAATCCCCTTCATATTGCATTGAATATTGCCTGAAATCATTCAATCTTTGTTGCGTGACTATCTGTTCTAAAAACAAACCATTGGCATCCTGCGCACGTTTGAATGCGTTGTTGTCCGTAAATGCCCCTAAAAACACAACAGAATCCAAATCAGCCTGAACCACTCCTGTATGCTCTAAAACATCGGATGTCACAAATGTGCCGGATTGCTCCCGAATAAACCACGCTTCTTTATATACGTTTTGATCCCTGTCAATATTTCTGATGGCGCAATTGTCCAAATACATCCCTGTGTAATTTCCCGGGGAATTGATATATGGATACGAAAATCCCAATTCCATTGTTCCGGGTTCAGGTGCTGCACCTGTTGTGAATTTAAACGTTTCAAATCTACCTTCGCCAACAACTGCCGTTTCATTCCAAATTATTGATCCGGATGTTCCCCACGTTTTGTTCACATTGCTCCAATACTGATATGTGCCGGGCGCATATTCAATCCGTAAAAACCACGGCAATCTGTTATCGCTTCCGCCCCTGTCAATATTAACTGATATTAATACCTGATATTGGTTGCCCTTAATGGCTGATGCTGCCCCTGTGCTTGCTAATCTTGTTGTGTAAACACCCAATGCGCTTGTTCCTACATATTTAAGCGATTTGCGGCCGGCAAATGGCACAGGTACAAATTCTGTTGTGACCAATGTAGTGATCCAATTTTCGTAATCAAATTCAAATGATGCATTGAAATTCAAATCATCCTGTTGCTGTGAAATATCAACAATTTCCTGATATTTTTTTACCGGTCTGCGTGGTGTTCTGAACAAATTTTGGCCAATCGGCTGCATATTTGTTGGCACAACTTTCAACATATTTGTTGTCACCGTTGATTGCTCAACCCCTGATGCATTATAAATCCAATATTTGATTTCCTCTGATCCTGCATTTAAAAACCCTTGTTTGGCTGTTAAAATGCCCGATCCGGTGTATGTTCCTGCCTGTATTCCTGCAATGATTCGTTGATCACCATAAGATGAACAATTGACAATATACCAACGGCCAAATGATTGAAAAATACGGCAATTGAATCCAAGTAATATTGAACGCAATGTCATTTTTGCATCATTGATGATGTACGAATTGTTGTAAAACCCTGATTTTTTGATTGTAATCTGATCAAATACGTTTTTCCACGCTGAATCCGTTGCAATCCTTAAATCATTGCTGATGTAGATGTCATAATCCAATTGTAAATTGGCCAATCCGTTCCACATAAATTTCCACAGGGTTTGATTATCAACCGTGACTGCCGGCATCCACGTATCATACCCATCCAACTGCCCCAAATTGTCTGTGGCTGTAATTGACAATGAATATGGTGTGGAAACCAATGCCTGTGAATATAAATCGTTTACAACCCATCCTGACCAATATGTTTGCCACGATCCGGCCGATGCCTCGAAATATACCACCACTTTGTATTCACGTTCATCATACAGATAAAAATCGTCATACGTAACGTCATCCGTTACCATCAAATTCAACGTGCATAATGATCCAATCAATGGCTCATATAAATCCTCCTCTGCCTTCCACTCGATTTCAACCGGCTCACCTGTTCCAATCATTGGTAAAACCTCACCGGTGTACCCATTTTTGAAAATCTCAACCTTTCGTTTGTTGCCCTTTATGTCGGCAAATTCCAAACGATATTTCACACCGTATGCCATAATTATCCAATTCTGTTTCTTTGCTTTTCTGCTCTTGCTAATGCCACCACCAAATCCTGACCACGCAACACAAATTCACCTGTCATTGCTGTGCTGCCTCCGTTGCCTTGATCTAACATATTTTGTAATTTGGACAATGGTGCGATAACCTCCGGATTCGATTTTGCGCCCGGATATTCACCCATCAAACCCATTGTTGGGCCGGATACGATACCACCTGCCGCAAATTTTGGAATTGCTGCAAATGCTGACAATACCCCACCAACTGCCGTTGCAATAAATGCCGGCTGTGCAAATACGGCCAATGGCCCTGTTGCTGCTGCTGATTGTGATGCTGATGCAATTGATGATGCCATTGCAGATGCTTGATTCATAATGATTTGTTTTAAAATCATTGTTCCCAATTCAACCATTGTGCGCAACATTACCTGTGCAAATCCCTCCAAACCACTTGATGCCAATCCCATTGAATCAACAATAGATTGTCCTAATGCGCTGAATGCATTTCCTGCCGTATCCGCAACCATTTGGCCAATGGCCATAATCTTTTCCATTTGGGCCGCAACCGTTGCTGCTGCTGTTGCTGCATCAGTATTGGCAAATGTGTTTATCGTTTCGGCAACTGCACCAAATTTTTCCTCTAATGCTAATAAATCCTCTTGATCATATTTTGCATTTAATGCTGCCTGATCCTGTCTGTATTTTTCATCAATTACAGATGTATCCTGATGTAATCTGTTGCGTTCATTAATTTGTTGATCGTAAACAGATGCTAAATTTTCAACTTCTTTTTGCCTTTCAGTCAAATATTTGGATGACTGTGCATCTGCAATTGCTTGATCCTCTTTTGCAACCTTTTCTTTTAATGCTGTTAATTTGTCAAATTCACCTGCAAAATATTTGTTGCTTTCATCAAATGCTTTTTTCCTCGCTTCCTCTGCCGGATCTTTTGCTTTTACTTTGCTTTTTGGTGCTTTCAATCCACCAACCGGCATACCTAATTTTAAATCGGCTTTTGCTGTTTGGGCTTCTAATTTTGCCTTTTTTTCAATCCCTGCAATTAAAGCATTGTTTTGTGCTATCAATTGCAATTGGCCTTTTATTTGTTGATCAATTGCCTGTGTTGAAATACCTTGTGCCGTATTCATACCGGTAATTGGCCCACTTGCCATCCCTTTTTGCTTTTTTAGCAATTCAATGGATGCTAAAATTTGCTTGTTTTTCTCCCGGATTGCATTGGCATCTTTTGTTTCCTGTTCTGTTAGCTTATTATCAGGATTCAATGCTTTGGAATAATCATATGCCGATACCGCTGCCAATCCCAACAATGTTGCTAAACCTGCAATTCCACCGGCTGTTTTTAATGTTAAATTAAATCTAACTGCTGCCGCACTCATTAGATTGAATCCCTCAATTACTTTCGGAACAATTGTGCCAACCAAAAACAACAATGGCCCAACACCTGCCGTGATCCCTGCTAATGCAACAATAAATGTCTTTGTTCCCTCACTTGAATTTGAGAATCCTGCAATCAATGAATTTAATGATGAAACAATACTTGTGACTGCCGGCAACATAACCTGACCAAATTGCGCACTCAATTGTTTCACACCTTCACCAAACATTCTCATTTGGTTTGCTGCACCATCATTTGTTCGTGCGAAATCGCCTTGTGCATTGGCCGTGTTTGCCATTACGAAATTATAACGCAACAACACTTTTTCGGCCTGTGTCATCGTATCATATTGCTTTGTCATCCCTTGCGATAATGCAAAGGTTTTCAAATTGGTTTCGGTCATAACAACCCCCAACCTTTTCAATGATTCCGTTTCACCGGTAAAAATTCCGTTTAATGCCGTTGTGGCTTCCTTTATATTAATGTTTTTAAAGGATGATAAATCACCGGCCAATCCGACTAATGATGTGGACAATTTGGATGCCTCACCAACACCCATTCCCATTGATGTGGCCATATCGCCAAACAATGATGCCATATCCAATGCAGTACCTTCCGCAATACCAAATGATGTCAATGATGTTTTGGCAAAATCTTTCACCACATCTGATGATGATTTGAATGCCACATCAACTTTGTTCATTGACTCATTGAAATCAGATGCCATCATCACAGATGCAGCCCCTGCGGCCAATAATGGCGCAGTCACAAATGTGGACATTGTTTTGCCTAATTCTGCCGCTTGTTTTGAAAACGACACCAATGATTTTTGTGCATCGGATAATGCTGCATTTAGATCGGCTGCATCACCGGTTATTCGGACTTTTAATTCTTCTGCCATAATGTAAAGTTAAAAAAAAAGCCAAACCATTATTTGGATTGACTTTTTTCAATTTGATCTAAAAATGCCTTGAATTGTTCCGGTGTTGATTTTGGTTTTCCTTTCTCCAAATACACATCCTGTGGCAATGAAAATAATTTGTCCGGTGTAACTAACTGTGAACGTTTTGTGGCTTGCGAATTTACAATCATCGTGCTTGTAAATCTGTGCATTTCCCAATGTAGGTTCACGTTTACGCTCCAAGACTCCCCTAACAACGCATTTTCTTTCCACGTATTGCGCCAAAAATTGTCCGGTGGTATTCCTGCTTGACCAATGTAAAAATCAAGCAATCGATCCCACGTTAGGGGTTTGTCGGCTTTGGGTTTTTTGTGGATTTCTCAACGTTTCTACGCACACCTGCATTCAAGTCATTGCCTAAAATACGGGATTGCATCAATGTATTGACAATCAATGTCAATTGATTTTGATCAACATCCTCCATCCAATCACCAACCGTGTAAATCGTGTAATCAATTTCATTTCCGTTTTCTTGATCATATGCCAATAAACCGGAATAAACCAATGCACGCATTGATGACAATGATAAACCACTACTAAAAACTTTGTCTATTTCTGAAATGCTGAATCCTGATGCCTGTTCAAATGCGGCCCAAAAATTCATTGAGAAATGCAGGGTGCGAATTTTACCGCCAACATTCAATTGACAATACCCCCTTTTTTGATTGACTTCCATATTTGTTTGATTAGGTGATAAACTCTAAACCCCTGCACCATATTACCGATGCAGGGGATGTATTTTAATTCAACAAATTATGCGTTTGTTGATTTTACGATTGCGCCTGTCAATGTGATTGATCCAGAGAATGTCACCGCTGCTTCCATTTCTGCTGATTGCTCAATTGATGCAATGTATCCTTCCGCTGTGTAAATCACATCACCTGTTGCTGATGTACCGAATACACAAGTAATGATTGTGCGATTCAATACGTAATCAACTAATTCCTCAGCGTTTGCAGCCGATGCGTAGTTCACTAAACCATCAAATGAAATTTCACCTGAACGTAAACCGCTGATTCCCTCAGACCATCCGCCTGAATTTTTTGTTGTTGCATCTGCAATGTCTTGTGAAATAGACAATGAACACGATGTTGTGTGTGCAATGGCCGTCCCTTCAACTTTGATCAATAGGTTCGTGCCGTTAAATACTCCCGATGTTGCCATATTTTTGTTTAATTTTTATGCTCTTATTTTATGCAAATATATTCAAAATGCATTATAGATTTTGCCATTGAATATTTAAGTTTTCCCAATTGGTAAACACCAAATTCCAAATCAATCGCTGATCTGTATAAATCCGGCCCGAAATTGTAAAATCAACCGAATATGTGGAAACGTTTTCCATTTCTGAAACCTGTTCCACATTGTTAATGTATCCCAATCCATAATAAAACATCCCGGCCGTTTGAAATACCCATTGCACCTCAGATCGTGTGATGATCCGTTCTGCAAAGTCCGTAAAATTGACCTGATCGGAATAATCCAACAACCCTTCCGCTGTAAAGGATGCTGATCGTTTACCGGCCAACACTTCCTTCCAACCTTGCGAATCTTTATTGGTAAATTCGGCCATATCCATTTGTAAAGACATCGTGGCTGATTTGGAATGCCCCAATGCCACATCGCCTTCATACAAAACAACATTTGTGCCGTTTACTAATGCCATTTAAACTGCCGGTGATTCGACTGCCGGATCAATTGGTGTTTCTGGTTGTGGTTCTGGTTGTGGTGGCACAGGTGGAATATAATCGCCTGTGATTGTCAAATTCAATTGCTCTGCAACCCAATCCCAAGCATATGAATCAACTGACCATTGTGCATATGCATCACCTGTCATTGACAAATTACCCTGTGCAACCTGTGAACCAATTGTTTGATCCTCATTTTCAGCACTCAATGAATAATAAAACGTTGCTGAATTGCCCAACGTTACATTCACCGCATATGCGTTTAAAATGGTTGCATTTAATGTTTTACCATTGTCCCAAATGGAAACCGGTTCGATTGTTTTCATATCTTATAATTCTATTTCCTCATCAATATTTGTGAACTCTACACCCTCAATCCAATCTTTTAGGAATCCAAATTCTTCTAATCCCTCCGGATTAACAACCTGTATTGCCTCAAAATCAACCTCAGTCAAATTCAATGCCTTTGATTTTTCAGTCAATTTTTTCAATCCATCTTTTGTGTACGAATAACCGCCATTTTCTTTTAAAATTAGGTTTCCATCCTTATCAACTGATGCATTGTCCAAACGGTATTCCTCTGCCTGTTCCTCGTATTTATCCAAATATGGCTTTAATTTCTCGTTTATTTTAGCCAATTTCTTTTGTGCTTTTGTCTTTTGTTCACCGGCAAAATGGCTCAATACACGTGACAAAACAATGATTTCTGCGTACTTCTTTTTCATTTTATGTTGATTTGGTTGTTTAATATGCAAATATACGGATTATGGACAATACGTTGAACCTGTTACAATTTGAATTGATCCGTTGTATCCAGATGGTATCATTACCTGTGGCCCTTGCGATATTCCGTTGTAATAAAAAAACCGATTAGTAAAACCGGGCAAAATATATCGTTGTCCAACCCCTAATGTTGGGAAAATACGTGTCCACGCACCTGCACCACCATCACACGGTGTTAATTGATAATATGTGTATTGAATTGCTACCAATTGGCTTTTGACCACCAATTCATTGTTTGGAACACCGGCCAAAGGGCCGGGTTGAATTTCAATGTACGATTGTATTAATTCTTTTCTAACGCAACGGCTTGCAGGAACACCGGATGGCGGCATCGGTAATATTTGCAAAAAATATCCATTATCGCAGGCATTTTGTAAACTATCCCACGAACACGTTTGATTTGATGCCACATTGATCCATTGCATATTAATTCAGGTTTAATTGTTTTTCTAATTCCGCAACCCTTTGTTCTAATCGTGCAATTTTAGCCGTGTGAACTTCACGATATGATAATGTCAAAAATCCATCTGTATTTTTTGAAACAGAATATGGCATATATTTTTGGGCATCCTGTGCAAAATATCCAAATTCCGTTTTGCCTTCCTTTTCGTATAATTTAGCTTCTAAATTCTCAATCCCTGCAATTTGTGCTGATCCATCAATCAATCTTTTTAAACGCATATCTGATGATTCAAAAAATGCTGTTGCTGTTAAATTACCTACTGTGCTAAAAATAAAACGTGATACAAATGATGATCCATTATTATAGTAAAACTCTAATTGATGTGCATCTGATGATAAACGTTTTGAAATATGCCAAAATACTCCATTCCCTCCCAAGTTTAAATTTCCATAACCATCACCCGGATGTATTGCACCAATTGTTGCCTGATATGTTGATGATGTTGAATTTGTTGTTGCTAAAATATTATAAGAAGATAATCCACCACTACCATTGCCTCCATCGTAATGAACACGGAATTTTGCGCCTGCATCAGTTGTAGTTCCTATTAATACGTTACCACCGCTAGTAATCCGCATTCTTTCAGAGCCTCCAGATACTAAAGCTAAATCTGGAGTGGAAACAATTTGAGAAATACTCGAAGCATTATAAATATAAAGGTCTTGATTGCCATTTGTTCCAAAAGAAATAAGTCTATCTGTAGAACCAGCAATATGCAATGAGCCTCTTGTAGAAGATGGATTAAATGGATATGCCGTCCCTCCTACTATAAACCCACTTCCTGCTGATGTAGAAATATTTCCTACTGCCGTAACACTACCCGAAAACGTGGCTGCGCCTGTAAATGATAAAGCATTGCTAGCATTTACACTCAACCAAGTACTTCCGTTGTTTTGAAAAATAGTATTTCCACCAAATCCACTAGGGCTTCCAAATAATATTAATTGCCCACTATTAGGCTGATATTTTATGTAAGCATATTCAGTTCCATCGGCCACCGTTGCTCCTAAAACAATTCCCCTATAAATTGTATTTGATGGATTACGAATCCAAATATTGTCTTGATTAAGGTTTATTTGTGCATTAAATATGGCTGTTCCTCCACCTGAAAATGTAAATTTATTCGAACTATTTAAGTTCATTTCTAATGAACCTGAATCATAAACCATATAATCTGATGAACCACTCCAAAATAAACCTAAATATCCACGTGCAGTTCCTGCTGAATTGTAGAATCTTTGATATGTTGAACCAGTTGAAGTAGATGACTGAAACTTTAATGCTTCTCCATTAAAATTACCAAGCAATAATTGATTACTAAATCTACCATAACCATTTACATCAAGTTTATACCCCGAATCAGTATCTGAACCAATTGACATATTTCCACTTGTGCCACTAATGCTCAATAAATTTGATGAACCATTATAAAGTTTAATTAAACCTGCTGTTGTGTACCATCCGTACCAATTTGAATTTGATGTCACACCCCCACTTCTATTTTCCCAAAAATAACCCGAAACAGAACCTGTGGACATAAACTCGCCTATTGCATAAACCGTTGCTGATAACCCTGCAATTGATGATGAATTTTTGACGATTAATGTTCCATTCCCTTTAATTCTTGTTAATTCTGTTCTTGCTGTTGCTGATGCACCTGAATAAAATACGTGATCATCTGTTCCTGAATAAACAGAATAAACTAATTGACCTGAATTTATACCAAAACCATAAAATTGAAAATCATTATTTGCTCCTTCATATAAAACAATTTTTCTGCTATTAATTGCATTGCTAAATTGTAAAAGTCCATTAGCTGATGCAATTCCAATCCCTATTCCGCTTGCACTTTCTGTCAAAATACTATTCCCCAAACCACTTCCTGATGTCCATTTGGGCAAATAATTTGTTGTACCTGTTCCTGTAACAACTCCTGTTGAAATTGATCCATCAGCCATCAAATATTGTGATGATGTGCCACCATCTTTTATGAAACCTGATGAAGTAATTGTATTTCCAACACCTGTGCTTATGTTTCCGCTTGAATTTATTACAAATCTTGTTGCTGATCCTGCATCTTGATAAATAGATAATTGCCCCGAACTATAACCAATAAAAAACTTTCTTAAATTGTTTTCATCATAAAAATTAATTCTTGATTCCAACCCTTGAATGTTCATTGATCCTGTAAATACAGGATTTGCGGCATCCGCTTTTAAAGCCAATCCGGCAATGACTGCGTTGTTATTTGGATAATTTGTTGCGCTTGCAAATAATGATGATGCAATCCTATCTAATCTCTGATATGTTGATGTTGCTGTTGTTATTAATAAATAATCAGCCAACGCAGCCGATGAAACATAGGTGCTTGAATCAATTGATCCATCTGCTTTTAAAAACTGCGCTGCTGTTCCGCTTTCTTTTACAAATGATCCTGCTGTGATTGATTTTCCAACCCCTGCGCTGATATTACCGGTTGAACTAATTGAAAAACGTGTTGCGCCGGCTGTTTGATCGTATATAAAAAATACACCCGAATCAATGAAAACTGTATAATCTGGATTATTATCTGTATCGGTAAAAAACAATTTTGGTTCTGCACCCGAAATTGTCATATTGCCTGTAAATACAGGATTTGCCGCATTTGCTTTCAATGCTAATGCTGCAATTACTGCATTGTTATTAGGATATTGAATATCACTTGCAAGCAAGTTGATAGCCATTCTGTCCAACCTTTGGTATGTACTTGCTGCATCCGCTGTGGTCAAATACGTTGAATTATCGTATGAAATCGTTGTACCTGATGCCTTTACAAAACCTGTTCCATTCAATGCGTTTTGTTTTGCATTCCACGTTGCTGCTGATAAAATATAAGCATCGGCTAATTTTGTAGTCAAATGCAATTCAGAAATCAATGTTGTTCCTCCTGTAATGCTTGCTGCGTTACCGCTACCGCTTGATTTTACAACTGTTAATGCTTCGCCTGATCCGCTTTTTTCTATATTTACGGCAATACCTGAACCGCCCTTTGTAATATCAACAGCCGTTCCGCTTGCACTTGCGTGATCAATAACCAAATCACGTGCTAATAATGTATGCGTTCCTAAATCAACATCCTGTGTTGCCCCTGTATATGGCACAAATCCTGTGATGGCTGGGAATGTGGCCAATGTGCCATCACCACGAATGTATTGCGAAATTGTACCGGTTGGATTATTAAATTTGGCATTTAAGGCCGTTTGTAAATCTGTTTGATCTGATAATGTACCTGAAATATTTCCCCAAACGGCAGCCGTTCCTGCAATTGTCCACGATCTATTCGCACTCAAATCATATGTCGTGCCATTGATTGTCAATGTACGTGCATTTGTCACCGGTGTGTACCCTAATGCCGTGATGATTTGTGAACTTGTAATTGATGTCAAATAGGTATTTGCATCCAATGATCCATCAGCCTTTAAAAATTGCGTGGCTAATCCGTTTGTGACTTTATATTTGTTGGCTCTTAAAAAACCATTTGAATCAATAAAAACATTTGATCCACCCCCAAATCCATCTGTAATTTGTTTTTCTGATGCTGTTAGGATGTCATTATCAATGGTTTTTAATAATGCTTTGTAGGTTTCCGCAACCAAATTCCCGGTTAATGATGCCATTTTTTACCTGCTTATTTTTATGCAAGTTAAAAAATAAAAAGCCTCATTTTATAAAACACGTATCCGATAATGATGACCGATTCAAAAAAGATGGTGATAATGGCCCATGCAGGAACAACATTTCTGATCACCTCTTTGTTCGAAATTCGAACATTGTCCGATTTTGACAATTGGTATTTGGATTTGTACACAGATTCGATTGAATCAATGTCAATTTTGGCCTCAATTCTGCCCTGTGCTGAACGCAAAGTGATTGTGCCTTGTGGTATTACAAATTTTGAATAAAACTTGTTTAAAATGCCCGTAGAATCGCACGGATTTTCGATGATAATTGAATCACGGATTGCTTTTGTTTTATATATCACATCCGATGTGTGGATTGTGTCGTATTTTACAATCGTGTTTTCTTTGATAATTGTTTTTGATGGTTTGCAACTTGCAAACAAAACGATGGCAATGATTAGGTATTTTTTCATTTTATATGCTTTTGAATATCATTACAATGATTTGTTGGATTTTATATGCTTTTAAATATACCTACAAAATCACATACCCATCTGAATCCACTTTTTTCGCATTCCACAATGCAAAATATTGCGATGGTGTTTTTCCAAATGCTTTTTGAAAATGTGGCGCATCTGGGAATTTTTTCCAATCACCACCCCATTCCCATCCGTACTTTTTAAACACGGCCACAACCTCCATCCAATCTGCTTTGCCATCCCCATCAAAATCCTTTTTCATATCCCACGAAACAGATTTGCCATCAATTAAAACGATGTCAATTGCCAATCCGTAATTGTGTAAACTTAAACCCGGTTTTGCCTTTGAAACGATTGGGCCGGGCTTTGTTCTGCCCTGTGCATATATTGCCTCTTGTTCCTTAAATGTGCGCAATGTGTGCGTAAATCTGCAAAATGCTTTGCCTCTTAATGCGTTCACAATTTCATCGTAAATTATCGCAACTTCCGCACGCAATTTCGGGTGCATCAATTTGATTCTGTCCAATGTGATTTGATCTTTCATTATTCGTTTTCCTCTTTCTTTTTTACAGGTTTTCCGTGCTTTAATTTGTGATTTTCTTCACGCAGGTTTTCAATTTCAACCGTTAATTCATCAACCTTTTTGCTTAATTGATCAACCTTTGCCTCCAACTTTTCATTCATTTGGGTAACCATATCAATCACACGTTGGGAATTTTCTAATTGTATTGTACTGATGTCCGCATTTTCTTTGCGTTTCCCTAATATCCACGATATGAATGCCGTGACTGATGATGATGCTAGGCCAATAATGGCATCCCTTAATTCCATTTTAAATTGTTTGTTGGATTTTATTACTTATTTCTACAATACCACGAAAATACGTGTGATCCAATTCATCATCCACAATGTACGTTGATGACTCCTTTACGCACGTAAATACATTGAATCCATCCGCAGACAAATCAAAATATCCGTTTGATCGTGTTCTAATTAATTCTAAAATTCTATTGATTGCGCTGTTGGCTGTGATTTCACCGCCTGAATCAGATTGAAAACGTGTTACCACTTCAATCCGTGTGATTGTTTCTGTGATATACGATGACTGATTGAAATCGGTTTCATCAGATGACACAGAATACACCAAAATGTATGGAAACGATGCTGTTGATGGCACACGGTTATAAACATTAAATGTCACACCACCAATCACCACATTATTTGTCAAACGTGTGATGATTGCCTTTCGGATGAATTGTATCGGTTCTAACATTATTTTGTCAATTGTTTAATTTTGGTTTCTAACCTGTTTGTCAAATCGCCCAATTCTTTACGCAAATTTGTAAAGAAAAAAGGCCGTGCCGGCAAATTTACTTTCTTGATCCCTTTGCCCTTGAATTGCATTGCATAAGATGCTGGGAATCCTAATTTTGTTAAATGCTGTAAATCTACCAATCTACCTGTGCCAAATTCCACAAAGGGCGCATATGGCGCACGTGAAAAAATAACAACCGTATTTTCATTTTGCCTTTCAAATCCGGTTTGATTTATCAAATTACCGGTGTCGTGTCTGGCATCAGTTTTCATTCCTGCAACTGCAAACATTGCAGTTTTTACCAATTCATTAGACAATTCCTGTTTGGATAATTTGCCCAATTGTTCAATCTTATTTTGCAAATCGGCTAATTGCTTCGAATCAACACCGCTTTTCTTTGCCATTATCCCTCAATTTTGGTGGCTGTCATTTTAACCCAGAAATTCTCAAACGTTTGGAATCCAGAATTGATGCGATACAATGCCGAAAATCCCTCAACCTGCAACACATCCTCATTGGCAATCAAATCGGCCGTTTCCTTTCGGATCGTGATTTCAATTTCCGTTGATTTTAACCTGATTCCAATTCTTTCATCAATTGGCCCTTTGGTTTCCTGCACCCTGCACCATACGGTGTCAATGGTTACATATCCACCCGGTGTTGTGCCACCAAATCCATCTGATGTGCGTGATAAACGTTTAATCAGAATCCGTTGTTTTAAAATTGATGCGTTGTTGCTTGTTGCCATTAGATAAATACAGATTTTATGCCATCCAATAATTTAGCGGATGCGCTTGGAACTTCATTCACGGTCATTCCTGTCACGAAATCTGTACGATTATCATAATATGTAGAAACCATCATCAACAATGCTTGTTTCAATAGCCCATCACTCATTCCCTCCGTTGTGAAATCAATTTTAATGTTTGATCCTAATGGAGTAATTTCCACCATTGGATCACCTAATCCGTAAACGGTAAATGAAACGGCAATGCCTTTCACGGTTACATCATCAACTGATGCCACCGGCCCAAATGGAACATCAATAAAACCTGAATCAGAATAATCCAAATAATATGTGCGTTCCTTTGCGATAATATCCCGGCTCATATAATTTTCAGCCGCTGTGTGCGCTGCCTCAATCATCATATCAATCAACGTATCATCTGCCGTTGTATCAATACGGATGTAATTCTTTGCATCTGCACGTGAAATAATTGGAACACCAATTACATTATTAATCTTGATCTGCCGCATCCTTTTTTGCTTTGTTGCCCTTTGTCTTGTAAACTATTTTTTCCTCTTTTGTTTCAACCTCTACGGCCTCCACAATTGGTGCAATAACTTCCGGCTGATCTTCAACCTTTGTTCCAAAATTATTTGCCAAATAATGTCTTTCAACATCGGCCGATAATGTTACAATTTCACCGGCTTTATGGTATCCTGATTTGTTATCAAATACCGTTTTTTTCATTAAAACTTTGCCCATAATTGTGCTATTTTTTGAACAAATATAAAAAGAAAAGCCACCCAATATTTAGGTGGCCTCTCTTAATTTGGAATTGTATTAAAACTAAACTCCGATTGCAGCGATGTCCGTTGCAAATACACCCTTAACAATTGCTAATGGTGCGTAGTTAGTTAATGCAATACGCTCAACCAAACGAACGGTTACGAAACCATCACGAACGTTTGTTCCATCCTCACGGAAAAACTCTAATGAAAGGTTTTCACGTACCCATAATTGAGTAGCCATTGCGAAATTACCAACCATATACGTTCCTGCTGTGATTGCTGTGTTTTGAACAACCGGAATCCCTTGGAATTGTGGTTGTAAACCTGCATAAACCTGATCCTTCAAATACTCATTTGTTGTTGATTTCAACAATAAGATTTTTGCAAAATCTGTTGGGTTTAACATGATGTAATCAGGACGGTAGTTAACCAATGCTAATTGGTTGATTGCTACGGTTAAAACATCAAACTGATTTGCTGCTGTGATTGCATCTGCAAATGCACCTGCTGCAAACGCTGTTGCACCTGATGTTGAAATACCGCTGATGTTCGGTGCTGTACCGTTACCATAAAGTAATTGCGCATCTTCAACAGTTAACAATTTCTCAGGAGCACGTGCTGCCAAATATGATGTTAATTGTGGGGTGTCTGCTAACATTTCCTCAGAAATACGGAAATAAGTACCGATTTTCTGAACGTTTGCATCAAATGCTGTCAAATCGAAATCTGATTCAGTAAATGTTGCGCCTTGTGCCGTTGCTGCTGCACCGTTGTCATATGCTGTTTCACGTACATAACGAACAACATCAGAATTTGTTGAACCTTGTGCTAATAATTGGCGAACGTGTACAGGACGTGTTGGATCGTACTTGATACCCGGAACGTATTGTGCTGGGATAACCTCACCTGTGAAATTGTTAGCCACGGTCATATCACCTGCTTTGATTTCAAATTTAGCTGAACGGCTGTTGCCATTTACTAAACCATCTAATGCACCCTTTGTGATACCATCAATCAAAGATTGTTTGAATGATTGTGCGTTTGCTCCTGATGCTGTTTTCTTTGCTGCAACCTCTGCTGCATCAATACGGCTGTGAACCTCTGAAAACTTAGCTTCTAAGTTTTTGATTTCGGATTTTAATAATTCATCCGCTTTTCCTGTTGCTGATGCAACTGCTTGGCCTTCCGCTTTTGCGATACGGCTGTCAATAGCTGAATTTAATTCATCTAATTGATTTTTGATTTCTTCTGTCATCTTATTTTGACTTAATTTGTTTGTTTAAATATGAAAATATTTCGGAAATCTCCACCTGTTTAACTTCCGGCACGGTGACAATTTCTGCCGGCCGTGTGGTAACATCAATAAACAATGATTTCAATTTCATCAACTCACTCTCAATTGCGTATCCTAATTCATCGGATACGTTTTCTTTTTTGATCATCTTTGCCAAAACATCGAAACGTTTTGCCAATAATTCCTGATCTATTTCACCCTTTGCATCTGTAATCAATGCCATTGGGTTTGCGGCTAATGTAACACACGAAATTTCGTACAACTTCACCTCTTTTAATTCACGCACACCATCCTGTCTGTAATTCTTTACAATTGGCATAATACCAACGGAATTTTCCGTAATCACACCATTTTTCATCAACAACAAAATATCCTCACCCATTCTTGTTTTTGGAACTTCCGCAACAAAATACAATCCTGTGCCATCCTCACGTAATTCTGTGAATTTACCTAATGGCTGATCAATTCTGTGTTGGTTGCAATATCTTACACGTGAACCGTTTTCAGATAATGTTTTGGTGTATGCACCCGGCAAAATGATGTCATTGTCTGAATCAATGTTGCCAAATATTGAACCGTAACCAGACACGATACCGTTTGCCTCATCAATGTCATCAATCCCAATGGATGTTTGTTTGTAAATCATAACCTTTCTTTTGCCCAAAATTAGTCAAATAGCTAATTAGAAAACCGAACGTAAAAATTAATTTTAACTAAATTGTGGCTCGCCTTCCTCAAATACAATATCATTGCCCTGATCGCCCAATGGGAAATCGTGATCATTAGTCAATAATATTTCATCCGGTATGCCATCCGGGAATGCATCGCATCCACCCCTGATTAATCGTGCGTGAATACATTTGTCACAAATAAAATTGTCCCTGTTTTCCATTATTTTCCGAAATATTTTTCAATTAATTTGCCAATTTCTATTGCAAATTTTGATGGGTTTGAACTTAATTTATATTCTGTAAAACCTTCCGCCATAAATTCATCAATATTTTTTGATGCATATGTTCCTAAATAATTGGTATTAAATGCCACAAAATTGTTTGTTGTAGTATATTCTGCAATTTCTTTAATATATTTTTGGCGAATTATTTCTAATTCTGCATAATATTCTGATGTTAATACCCTTAATGCTACATTTTCCAATGTGTGCCTTGTTGCCAACACGTGTGCAAATTCGTGCGTTAATGTTGCAACATTATGATTGATTGCATCAACTGCGCTTTTTGACCTTTTAATAAATTCTGTTGATGAAATAACCTTTGTCCGGTTTTCAAGGCCGGCAACTAAATCACCAAAATTAATTTGCAACAAATTACCACCAGATGTTTCCACAAAACCGTATGAACGTGATGTTGATTTGTAGGATAAATTGATTGGGTATTTTGTGTTGTACAATGAATCAATTTTGAATTGATTTGTCAATGTATTCAATTGCGCATTCAATTCATTCATTTTTTGCACATCAATTGACCTTGCAACGGTTATTTTTTTGACTTTTAACCCATTGTTTTCCAAATTACTAATTGCAATTTGTTTTCCTTGTTTAATTGTCTTTGCCTCTGCTTGTGCCTCCACAATTGCCGTTTCCGCTGCAACCGTTGCAACAATTTCCGGCGCAATCATAGCCGATGAAATAGCATCAACAACCTCAGCCTGTGCCATACCAAACCCGATATTGGTAATTCGTGGCCCAATTGTTTGTGCGCCTTCTTTTGGCAATACAATCATTGAACAACGGCAATTGATTCTGTTGCTTGCTGATGCACTTGGATCACCCGGCCTTTGTAAAGATTCCCCACCAACTGAAAATTTGCTATTAAATGGAACTATCTGACCGTTTGCAGCCCTGTGCGCATCACGAACACGTGCATCAAATCCAGATCGCCAAGTTTTTGTCATATCAGCACCCGGAAACAAATTCAATGCTGCCTGTTCGGTTGCATAATTGGCTGCGTTTGTTGCCTCCGTTCTAACAATCCTGCGTGCCTGATAATCTGCTAAATGGTCAAATCTTTGTCGCAACATTCTTGATTGGACAATCTCCCCAGATGATTGAAAAATAGGATCGGCCATAAATTGGCGAATTGTATTTGTCAATGTTGCCTGCGCCGTTGATGAAACCATAATTGCACTTTGTGTGCCTACCTGATTCCCCATAAAGGCAAACGCATTGCGCCAAATGGATTGCATATTGGAAACATCCGCTTTGGGCATATATTTTTGAACGTTTTTAGAATACCAATTTGCAAATTGCAAACCGATTTTGGAATACATACCCTCATACATATCAATGTATTTGGCATCCTGAAAAAATCCCTGTGCTGTGGCCTGTGTCATCTGCCCAACCTTTAAATAAAGATCAATGGCATCATTATATTCTGCTTTGTAAAATTCAGTAAAATCACGAACTGATGTGCGTTCCGCTTTGGTCAATTGGTTTTCAAAATCATTCTCCCAATCTTTCTGCGCCTTTGTTTCTTTCTGTGGATCAAATAACGTGCTACAAACTGCAACACGCTGTTCAATGGTATCAAAATCATTGATAATATTAGGATCAATGACACAACGGCCCATAAAATCATTCCGGCTTTCACCTTCCTGTGGATTTGGCAACGGCATAAACTAAACGTTTAATGGCTTCGGATTTTCCAATGCCGGCATTGTTGGATTTTGTTGCATTAAATTAGCCGGGATGAAATAGTCATCCATAAAT